AATCCTACTGTGTAAGCTGGTAGAGCTACAGGACTAGAACTCGCATTAAGTGTAAGGTTGCCCGTTGCAGTTACATTAAAATTAGTGACAGTTCTTGATGCAGTTGCAGCAACTTCTTCCCATGTACTTCCTGAGTATATGTTTAATTTATTACTTGTACTGTTCCAATAAAGTGACCCAGTTAGTAAAGCATTACCATCATTATCTACGCTTGGTGCAGAAGATTTAGAGCCTAAATATCGGTCATCAAAGTTATCAAAAGCAGTTTCTGCACTTGTAGCAGCCGTTTGTGCTAAAGAATTATAATGTAAGGCAGAATATCCTTGAGTACCATTTTGCAAAGTAAATTGCTGATTTATTCCATTAATGGCTAGTTTTTGAGCATCATCTCTATGATTTTGAGCCGTAGCTGCTGCTTGCGATGCCGTATTAACACCACCCATCGTGTCATCGACATATTTCTTACTGGCTGCGTGGCTATTAGCAGAAGGAGCATTAGGTAATCCTGTAACCTCATTTCCACCCATTGCTAGGTTTCCACTCATTGTATCGCCAGCAGTATTTAATTTAGTAGCAACTTGAGTATCTACATAACCTTTTCTAGTTAAAGTATCAGCCGTTGCAGGTGTAGCCGTACTCGTGGCTTTTGAAGTTCCTAGAACTATATCCCCCGTCATGTTTCCCCCTGCTAGGGGAAGTTTATTTCCTATAGATGTTGTGATTGTGGTGGAAAAATTTGCATCATCCCCCAAAGCTGCTGCTAGTTCATTTAAAGTGTTTAAAGTAGCAGGTGCAGAGTCAATGGTATTAGAAATTTGATCATCAACATATTTCTTAGTGGCTGCTTGTTGATTGGAAGTTGGGTCTGTTAAATTGTCTAGTGTTGTAGAGGTGAAATCCGCAGTACCATTGACGACCAAATTAGTTAAAGTTGTTGTTCCAGAATTGGCAGTTACATTACCCGTTAAATCTCCAGTTACATTACCTGTAACATTTCCAGTTACGTTGCCCGTAACATTACCTGTAACATTGCCTGTTAATGCCCCTGCAAAATTCGTATTAGCCGTAATGACAGTACCTGTAATCGTAGATGCTGAAGTAAAACCAATAGTAGATCCATCAATTGCACCACCATTAACGTCAATAGACGTAAAAGAGGAAGAACCACCAGAAGTAATGTTGCCTGTAACATCTCCAGTTACATTACCCGTTACATTTCCAGTTAGATTACCTGTGACGTTACCTGTTAAATTACCAGAAAAACCAGTACTTGCAGTAATTGTTGTTCCACCAAGAGTAGTGAAAGAACCAGCAACAGGAACTGCACTACCAATAATAGTGTTATCTATTACACCACTATCAATATTTACATTAGTCATTGCACCATTTGAAGATGCTTGTAAAACAAATTCTTTCCAAACGGCTGACGATGCCGTTGAAACTTGGCATACATATAATTTTGCCGTTGAGGTATTATACCATAAAGATCCAACACCATATCCTTGACTACTATCATCCGAATTTGTTGGTGCAGAGGTAGCACTAAAATTATTTTTACCACCTGTACCACCATGAATGGCTGGTAAAGTTCCAATAACTGATGTAGCTAAATTAATTTTTGGTGAATTTCCAGTTGTTCCATCATGGGCATGACCAGTAGATGCTTCAAAGGCATCTCTTAATTTATTAAATTCAGCGTTTATCGGTGCTGCCGTAATGTCTGCACCAGTAATAATACTAGTCGCTGATTGTCTAACGTAGCCTGTCATCTACCTTCTCCCATCAATAGTAAATTCATAAACAAAACCTTGTATGCTATGTGGATTAAAATTGCCTTCCGAAACAAAGGTACATCTCACCGAAAATCCAGAACCTTGTGTACTTGTTGTAAATACAGGCTTGTCAGAACCACCATATATAACCCCTGTTTCCCCATAATCTAAATCTAAAGGTGAATCATAAACCACAGGCGAACCTATGGATGACTCTTCATAAGATGCTGGAGTTGGGGTATCATCATCACCCCAATCATACTGAAAAGAAAGACCAAGAGTTAATGGCCCTTCTGCACGAACAAAAGCATTTATTTTTCTTAATTTTTTTCTAACCTCTGTATCACCAAAATCTAAATAAGGAGTAGAGTAAATAGAGATAATATTTTCTCCATTAAATGTACTACCAACTTCCTGTTTATAGAGATGCCCATCATAATCGCCATGTAAAACAACCTCTTCAGTTCCTACATACCCTGAAGTTGTTGCAGATGCTCTTATGCCCTGTAATTCCCCGAACTCCCAACCTAATTTTTGGTCACTCGTTCTCAATCCCCCAATAATTCCATAACTGTCAGAAGCAGATAGACTATCATCACCGATAAAGTATCTAAGTTGAGATTTTGCCCTAATAACAACGGCATTTAGATTAACAAGATTGTATCTAGTATTTAAACCTGCGACCAAACCTTGTATTTTTTTTGATATGGATTCAATTTCTACATCTCCTATGCGACTTGTACCTGCACAGGGTCTAAGACCATCTGGCGATAGAAAAACTAAATCCCCACCAATTTCAACTACAGAGTCTGTAGCAATACAACCAACATTAGCCGTTACAGATTCTGTTAGAAAAGCTGCTGATGCAGACGTATCTGGATTAGGTACGGCTTTCTTTATATTGTTTCTACCAAATATAAATAAGTTATTTCTAAAGGGTTTAATTTGAACTACGTCATAACCCATTGCTAACTGACCACCACCTGATCCAGCGGTGAAATCCCATGCGGTGTTTGGGGCAGAATGAGAAACCCCAGATAAATATGAGGGGTCACCAGCTAGTACTAAATGATTTTGAAAAACATCAACATATGAAGGTGAGTCATATGCCATAGGGCCACCATAAGGGCCACTAGCAGTAGGAGTATTATTACTACTTAATATTTGTCGCCATTGTGTGCCATTAAAAATAACTGCTGGATTAACACCATCAACAAAACAAATTTCATTGCCTTGTCCTTGCCCAAAATTAAATGAAACATGGCGTATTTTTTGTACAGTTTTACTACCAGAAGTATAATTTAAGGTTAGACCTGTACTATAATTTACCCAACCAACATTAGCAACAAAGTGTAAAAAAGAATAAGTATTTTGACCTACATTTTTTCTTGCAGCAATAATAACTTCATTGCCAGTAGATGCATCTTTGTAGATAGCAACACCTAAGACTTTTCCTTCTGAAACAGACCCAGATGCCTGTACATTTGAAACACCAACTTCAGAATAAGTAGCATCATATTTTTCATAGCCATTTATTCTACGATACCCACCAAACAAACTAACTTCGTAATTTACTAAGCGAGTTGCTGATCCTGTTTCTTGTTCAGCCAATGCTAAATGGTTTTCAGAGGTAGTAAGACCGCCATTACATAATACTTTATAAGACTCTATATTATCAGGCATTATTGAAAAACTCTGTATTTATCCCTTGAACTACCCTTCTATCTCTAATTGAATCGTATTGATTAATAAGTTGGGATTGCATATTTTTAACCCCTTGTTCAAAAAGACCTAAAACCAATTGTGCTGATTGTGGGTTATCTTTGAACATATACATATTAAACATTGCACCATCGACAATGACATTATCAAATTGTGTTGGAACACGGGTTTGATCACTATACAAAACCAAGTCAACATGGCTTTTATAATATCTATAATTAACACTATAAGCTTTATCTGGAGATGGAGTTAAACCCCAACCAGACCCAGAAGGAAACACATATTGTGGTATACTTCTACCTGTCGATCCAGCAGAAGCATCTAAATCTCTTTGACTATCAAACCATTGGTCTGTAGTTATAAAAGATAACTTTTGATAGGAACTTCCAAGAGAACTGTTCTCAATCATCTGAAAACTATTCCAATCAGCAATTTTATAATCGCTTGGCCATGTGTATTCTTCTTGACCTGCCACTAAAACTTGTGTGTAGGCACTATAATTAAATGGCCATGAAAATTCACTTTGATTAATTCTAGCAATAGAATTTTTTACGGCATCTTTAACAAGAGCTTGAACGCCCCTGACAGATGAAAAATTAGTCTGGTCGATCTCTACTTCGTTTAACCTTCGTAGAGTCATATTACATAAATCTATATATGTAGTTGGCATAGTATCCTATAAGGTAAAAGGGGTGACCTTTTTAGAGCCACCCCCTGTAAATTTAGGCAGTATTATATATTGCCGTTACGATAGACTCTGGTCTAAGAATCTTTCTGCCATAGAGTTGTAAACCCCTGACAATGTCGCTGAACGTATTTGGCGACCTGAAAGTTTCCGTTTTGTTGATCTGCTGGGCAGTAGCAACTGCACTATTATGACCAGCTATAATAACACCATAAGAATGTTCAGAACCAGTACTTGAAGTATGACCTGGGCCATTCTGATCATATGGAAGGTTATTAGACTTATACATACGAAAACCACGAATAAGACCATTCGTTACCTTACCATTTCTAAGAATGTCTGTACCTTTATCGGTATAGTCATTATTAATGAACTTAGAATTTTCATCCATTAATATTTCATAGAAAACTGGGTCAGCTACGAACCATCTTCCTTCGGTATCTACGTTAGCAGTATCCATTATACGAGCCATTCTATTAATGATCTCTAATGGAGTGCTAACACCACCAGATGCGGAAGTTGCCGCTACTGGAATAGATGTTGGATCACCTGCCGTACCTGCTTGACCTGCACCATCGTTAGCACCAGCCAATTCAGCACCACCAAAGTCGGTAATGTCGAGATGGTTAGCAGCTAGCAATTCGTCATTTCCAGCATTACTATCGGCTTTAGTACTACCTGTTTCCAATGCAGTACGTCTTGCCCAAGATCCAGCACCACCTGTCCAACCAGACATATGACCTAAAACTTCACTATCAAAAGTATCTCTTAGGTTAAAAGCTGCTTTATCAGATGATAACTCAATCCAATTTACATGAGAGTGAGCTTCTTCAATGTCATCCAAGGCAAATTGAAAATAATTTGCTTGATTGATAATCATTGAAAAATCTGCGTCTACTAAGTCTTGAGTAGCTAAAGTAGTTCCTCTAGCATAACTCGTAATTGTTATGTCAGGCTCTTTTATGATTCTTACAGAATCTCCGAACGAAGAAATTTCTCCAAAATAGTCGGTGTTCGAGATATCTTCTACAACCGAACTTTTTCTAAAAGCCTTTTGGACTTTTTTACTGTAAATTACAGGAGAGAAATTGCCTGAGTTGAGATTCGTATAACCTGACGCTTTTGCGAATGCCATGATTATATCTCCTTTTTTAAGATGTTGGCAATTAAAGTTAAAACCAGATGCTTAAAATTGAAGAGGTAGATTAATTAAGGTGTAATTCTAAGACATTTGATCATATGTCAAACAATTAGGCTTAACGCTTCTAGTAGTCTAAATTTTTCTGGCAATTGAGTAAGAAAGTAGACTTGTCAAGTGGTTTCTTACTAGTTCCTTATTATACCACTTTATTAGTGAAATAACAAGGGTTTTTAACGAGCAGCACCAGAAACATCATATTCAAAGTTACCATTTTTCATGGCTTCCATGATAGATTCCTCGTTCTTCTCGTATTCCTTATCAGACATTTGGGAAATTTGACTTTCCGAAAATTTAGGTTTTTCTGTATTTGCTGGAGCATTTGCAGTACCTACTGATATATTTTTAGCTGCATCCTTACTAGGTCTTCCTCTTTTTTTGATATTCATATCAGCTTTATAAAGATCAATAGCTCTAGAAGCAGATAGTGCATCAGAAGTATTCTTATAAAGAGAATCTTGAATGTTTTGAGGTTGCATTGCGACCCAATCGTGGAATTTTTGATCCATCCTTATTGTTTGAAAATCAGGATGTAATCTATGCAATTCTTGTTCAGCCTTTTCTTTATAGATCTTAGTTTCCATAGTTCTTAAAGAATCTAATTTTTTCTCTTGGCTTTCAATTGCTTCGTTTGCCCTTTTTTGAGCAATCGTATCAATAATTTTAGCCACTTCAGGATACCTAGAAGACCATTGCGTAATTTCCTCATCAGTTTTAGGAAATTTAATTTGCTTTTTAGTAGCCTGTGTAAGTTGCTCTTTTAAAGTAGCAATTTCTCTGTCTTTTTGAGAAGTGACATTACTTAAATGTCTTCTAACGTCACTATAACGCTTTTTAAAAGACGCTTCTTCAGGATTTTTAGCTTGAGGTTCTTTTTCTTTAGTTTCCTCAATCTCTTCTGAATAAGACTTATCATCTAATTCGTCACGATAAGCATTTTGATATTTAGCCATTACCTACTCCTTGTTATTTGGCATATGCAACCTTGGGTTTCTTTTTAATCGGAAGAGAGTTTTTATTTGGTTTCTCTTCCACCACCTCTATTGTTGCCACCTCAATAACATTTCCTTCTGGTGTTTTAATTTCTTCTTCGGTACTTTCCTTCCCTTTTTTGGAGGTACTATCTGCATCCTTAGAGTCGGCATCCTCAGACTCTTTGCTATGGGATTCCTCCTCTTCAATTTCATGGATCTGCCCTTCCATTTTCATTGACATTAATCCCATCTTTGCTTCATCCATCATACCTTGAATGTGTTTTAGACCATGCCAACGAACTACATTGGCTGGTAAAACGTATTCTCCAGTAGATAAAGCTGCTGGAATGTCATCTCTTACATTTTCGGCACTTGAACCAAGTGGAATATTATTACCACTAACATCATCATAGCCAACAGAACTACAGGTCATGCAATCTGGCATTCCACAACCACAACTATCTGCCATTAAGCCACCATGAGCTAAAAAGGGAATGTTATCTTTAAATTTTTCCCACCAAGATTTTTCTGATTCAGGATCTTCATTTGGTGGCAATATATCCTTTTCAATATTTTCAAGATCTTCTGGGGTAGGAGAAGTTATTTTATCTTTATGGGATGTTGGGTCTTCCCATTTTTCTACTGGATCGTCATCTGGTGGGAATATATCCTTTTCAATATTTTCTAGATCTTCTGGAGTAGGATACGTTATTTTATCTCTATGAGATGTTGGATCTTCCCAATCTTTTTTTTCTATTTCCTCTTCAGTAGCTGGTAGCCAATTATCAAGTAGATA